TCTAGTACATTATTACCGAATGATTCAACTCTACCTACATAAGTAGATCCGCTCCACCCTTGACCAGAAGAAGTATACATATATAAATTTTCACCATCATTATCGATTCGTGAAAGTTGTATACCATTTATGCCTGCTCCATTACTAGCAACAAATCCTGTATTATTACTAATCATATGTAATGTAGAATCGGGGTCTGCTTTTCCTCCAACACCAATTTTACCTGTTTCATGCCATTGCATTGCGGTTGTTCCACCATCTATACCAAAAGCAATATAATCATCTGAGCCGCTTCCAGACGCACCCCTCAACGCCCACCTTTCATTACCTGTTACGGTAAAATGCATAAGGTCAGAATTATCAGGAGCTGCGATATGCAAAGGTGCTGTAGGTGTTTCTATGCCAACGCCAACTTTACCATCGCTAGCAACAACAAAAGGAGTGGTGTCAGGTGATGCATCGTCTACCCTTAAACCATGACCAGCCGCAGTATTTTTTATATGTAATCCATGTGTTTCTGAACCGTTACCACCAGTAGATGTTTGAATAACTACCGCTGGATAATTTGTTGGTGTGTTAGTAGTAACCTTTAAATTACCATTAGCGTCATTTGCATTTCCAGTAATCATTACATCACCAGTAAAAGTACCACCTGTTGTTGGCATAACTCCAGAATATGCTACATCTTCAAATGCTAGTATATTTACTTCTGCTCCAACTTCTGCTCCAGCAGCAAGAACAACTGATGTACCATTAGTTGCCGTATATTCTGATGTGCTTTCTAAAATAATACCGTTATAAGTTACGATCATTGAGTTAGGGTCATATGCTAATGTTGCACCACCGCCATCAGCTCCAGTAAACGTAGTTTGACCGGCCGTGGCAGTATACTTAAACACTGACATTTTATTATTAACTGCTCTTGATAAATCTCTTGCTCTAGTCATTAGTCGGCCTCTTCTATCGCATTACCATCTGCCACCCATGCTTGAATAGCTATCCAGTGACGGTTACTTTCGTCCATTGGTACAAACATTTCTTCACCGTCTATTGTGGCTTTTATATTTGTACTATTTGGTAATTCACTATTATGGTATTTTGCCTTTGTAATAATCATCTATAACTCCGCATCTGCTGTTAGTGCATTGACGTATGCATAATCTGATTCGCTATTAATACTGTTGACGTATATGCCTACACAGTCGAGACTTATCCAAACACCACCATCTACACCGCTAGTACCACCAGAATGAACTATACTAGCCGTGGCAGTTGGCGTTGTTCTCATACTTGTTGGGTAGTGTATAGATACTCTTCTGTAGCCACTTGCGTTATTTGTATTTATTGGATACATCCATGAAGTTTTATTACCATCAAGAACATAATAGTACCTTTGGCATTTGGCCAAGGTAACTGATATTGGTTCGTGCTCAAAATGAGTAGCGCTACTACCAACTTCTAGCTGAACTCCAGTAATTTCCCAATCATTGCTTGTGTTGTCTGCAAAGTTTACCTGGCCAGTAGCACTACTGGGGTCAGTCGCTGACCTCCATGTAGTATTTAATGTGCCACCTTGCACTGCGGAACCAGCAACTAACCAAAATGATAACTCTAATGAACTACCATTATTATCGTCAAACTTGCCTGTAGTGTCTGCCGGAAAACTAATAGTGTATCTGTTCCAGTTTGTGTCTGCTACTGTGTAAGAACCAGAAACATCTCTACCGTTATCTCTGTCATATAACTCAACACAATAAACACCAGTTTTATTCGTTTTGGCGTAGAAAGATAACGTAAAACCTAAAGCCGTAGCGTGTCCTTTTTTAAACCTTTGTAAGTCTTGGCCTTCCATTTTATATACTATCTTTACTTCTTCATTAGATGCAATAGAAGTATCAGCAGTTGTACAATCCATCTTTAATGAATTAGAAAACCCTGCTAAGTCTGTTACAGAGTTTTGAGAACAGGTATATGTGCTTCCAGTGTTTTGCTTATATACTGCAAATCTATCTAAAACATATTGATTACCAACATTTGATGATGAGCCCTGGCGTTGGCTAAAATTCATTGCACCGTTGATTATAACGTTGCGCCCTGCAAGATGTCCTTCGAGAGGAAGATTATCTGCTAAATTTCGTGCGTTACCCATGTGCTCTCCTAACCTAACAAACGTCCGCTAAAATGATTTTCGTTTGCGTACATAGAAAAAGACCCAGTGTTTCTATTACTTGCAACCAATTTAAATGTATCATTAGTATTTAAATAAACAATTTCTGCATAATTAACTTGTGTATGTACTCCACTATTACCAGTCTGTTCATATCTATTCCTAATAGAGCTATTCACATAACTATATAAATCTAAATATTCACTATTACTAAATGCATAGTAAAGTGCTTTATGCGTAAAAAGATATTGACCGCTGCAAGGTGCAGTAAAAATACCGGTTGGACCGTTATAAGAATTGGATGCATTACTTCTCACTACATTAAAATCTAATGTCACTGTACCAGAAATATTTTGACCAACATTTCTTGTAGCGTTAAAAGCTGGTTGAAGTGGAGTTGTTATATAACCGTTACTAGAAATACGCATTTTTTCTGCATATCCGCCAGTCGAACCTATGTTAGTAGAAAAAACTAAATCTGCTCCTGGATCAGTAGCGTGATTAGAAGCCCTATAAGCTTCTACTCCTGCAAGAGTGGCACCTGCTCCTGTTGCTGAAGCATCATTAAAAAATACAGAAGCTACTCTTGTATCGGCAGTATCATTGCCATCTCCAATAAGATTAAGCATTGCAGTCTTTGCACTACCTGTCTCAGAAGCTACTGCTAATATACCATGTCCAGCTCCAAAACTATTAGCGTCTGGCGCAGTCGTTCCAATACCAACATGACCTAAGGTATTGAATCGAACCTTTTCAGAATTATCTATATCAAATGTAAATATAGTATCGTTTTCATCATTATCAGCATCAGCTCTAAAACTAATTTCATTATTATCTGCATAAATTTGAAGTTCAGTCGTAGCACCTAATTTTGCTAAAACGCCATTTGAACCTGCAATATCCAATGGCGCAGCAGGAGTAGCTGTGCCAATACCAACTCTATTATTAGCTGCATCTACTTTTAAAGTATTAGTATCAACCGTTAAGTTGTTTGCTAAAATAAGATTACCGTCTGAGTCAGAATGTAATCTAGCTAAATCTCTTGTTAATGACATTTTATCCTAACCTAACTTATCAACTGTCCAGTAAATCCAGGCATATGTATTTGTCCAGATACATAGTTATTTGTCCAAGCTATATCTACATAATCATTTGCATTCAATTCCATTACTGCGTGATGTATATGTGCTGTCCAAGCATTCTCTTGAGATTTTTGTGAATATGAAAATGTGCTTTGGTTTAGTCTCATATAAAACCAAAGATAACCAGATCCAAAATTTGACGCTTGGCAAGTAAAGATAAACAAGTATCTTCCAGCAACAGGACAAGTAAATCTTCCAGTAGCCGCATTAAAGTGTGAACCTGGATTGTGACCATGGTTAACGTTTGAAGCCCATACATTGCTACTAGACATAACAGTTGTACCTGTTCCTCCAATCACATATGATTTTGATCCTAAATAAGAAAAACCTGGTTGCTGAGGCATTCTAACTTCACCTGTACTGTTTACTAGTAATCTATAAGCAGTACCAGCTGTGTTGTCCGATATACCTAAAGAGTTTCCTAACCCTCCTCCAGTACTATTATTTCCTGCATAAATTCCATATTCACGTCCACCAGTATGGGTATTATTAAGAATATACCCTGCTCTGTTTCCATCCCCACCAGCGTATGTAACTTTTACTTGTCCAGTATCAGCAGATGTAGATTCCGTAATATCTAAAACTTTAGACGGTGTTGCAGTTCCTATACCTACTCTATTATTTGTTGCATCGACCTTTAGCGTTGAAGTATCAAAAGTTGCATCACCAGTAACACCAAGTGTACCACTGACAGCTGCATTTACTGCAGTCACGCCACCATCAGAATCAATTGTATAATTGTCTGATGTTATTTGTCCGTTGCCTCTAAGCGTTAATGCCATGTCTGTGTCCTAACCTATTAAATAACCCCAGAATAGTGGATAGCCGCTGCCTACTTCCTGTGTGTAAGCCTGGTTACTTTCTATGTAATATATATTTACGTAGTCGTTTACAGCACACGTAAGAGGCATTGTGAACGTGGCATTTGTTCCATACGCAGAGCCAGTTTCATTTGTATCCACACGAAGCTGAGTTATATTAGCACCATTTTTTCTAATATAATATCGATAAGTTCCATTTCCTGAGTTAGCTATATTACCGAACCCAAATAAATAAGTTCCTGCTACCGGTGCGGTAAATCTACCAGTGCTTGTTGAGTAGTGACCGCCTATATTTGTTCTTGTAGTTGTATAAATTAGATCAATATTACTTGTACCACTGGCTCTCT